AAAAGAAGGGACATTTGATTTTAGTAGCGGTGCAAAAGCTCAATACGTTGATCCAGCTGATTTAGTTTATTCACACTCAGAATCACCATACTTTGATGATGTTTATTATATAGGTGAAGTTAAAGAACTACCTATAAACGAACTAGTAAAAGAGTTTCCTGATTTATCAGAAAAAGATATAGAAGATATAGCTAGTAAATATTCTTATCCATTAGATTACGTAAGTCATAGAGATAAAAATAAAGTTCAAGTTTTATATTTTAATTATAAAACTCACATGAATAATGTTTATAAATTAAAGAAGTTAGCTAATGGTGGTGAAAAAATTATAGAAAAAGATGATAACTTTAATCCGCCTGAAGGTATGGATGTTAACTTTTCTAAACTAGAACGAGTTGTAGAAACATTATATGAAGGTGTTTATATTATAGGTTCTGATAAAATATTAAGATGGAGGATGTGTGATAACATGATGCGTACAGACTCTGATTTTAGTAAAGTTAAAATGAATTATCAGTTAGTAGCACCTAGGATGTATGAAGGTAGAATAGAGTCTATAGTTAGTAGAATAACTAGCTTTGCAGATATGATACAGCTAACGCATTTAAAGTTACAGCAAGTTATGGCTCGTATGGTACCAGATGGTGTTTACTTAGATGCTGATGGTTTAGCAGAAGTTGATCTTGGTAACGGTACAAACTATAATCCACAAGAAGCTTTAAATATGTTCTTCCAAACTGGTAGCGTTATAGGTAGAAGCTTTACATCAGATGGTGATGGTAATCCTGGTAAAGTACCAATACAACAAATAAACAATGGTGTTAATAGTGGTAAGATACAAAGTTTAATTAGTACTTATAATTATTATCTACAAATGATACGTGATGTAACCGGATTAAACGAAGCAAGAGATGCTAGTACTCCAGATCGTAACGCTTTAGTTGGTGTACAAAAAATGGCTGCTGCTAATTCTAATACAGCAACAAGACACATATTGCAGTCTATGATGTTTATAACAGCTGAAGTAGCAGAGTGCTTGTCACTACGTATAGCAGACATAATAGAGTATTCACCCACTAGAGAAGCATTTATAAGAACACTCGGCGCTCACAATGTAGCAACATTAGATGAAATGAAAAATTTACATTTATATGACTTTGGTATATTTATAGAGTTAATGCCAGATGAAGAAGAAAAACAAATGCTTGAAAATAATATACAAGTATCTTTACAGCAAGGTTCTATAGATTTAGATGATGCTATAGATTTACGTACTATTAGAAACGTAAAGCTAGCTAATCAAATGCTTAAAATAAAAAGAAAACAAAAACAAAAAAGAGATCAGCAAGTGCAACAACAAAATATGCAAGCGCAAGCTCAAGCTAACGCACAGTCACAACAAGCAGCTGCTCAAGCAGAAATACAAAAGAAACAAGCTAACGCAGCAGCAGACGCTCAACTAGAACAAACTAGAAATCAACTTAAAATACAGTATTTACAAGAAGAAGCTAGTGTTAAAAAAGAATTAATGCAATATGAGTTTCAATTAAATACTAAACTTGAGGTTATGAAAAACGAAGTTAACAGTATGGCAGATTCTATGAAAGAAGATAGAAAAGATGCTAGAGTTGATAGACAAGCTGGTCATCAAAAAGAGATGATTACTCAAAGAAGTGAGGGTGATTCACTTAAAAAGTTTGAGTCATCAGGTAATGATATAGTTACAGGGGATGCAGGTTTAGAAATGTAATCCTTTATTATTTAATATTTTATAAAATTTTATTATGACAGAAGAAAATAAAGAGGTTGTTGAAGAAACAACTGAAGAAAACGTTGAACAACCGGTTGAAGAAGTTGTAGACGATATAGATTTATCTAAGTTTGATAGCGCTGATAATCCAGATGTTATTAAAATAGATTTAGATAAAGCACCTATAATTAAAAGCGAAGAGGTTGAGCAACAACCCGCTGAAGAAAAGGTGGACGTAGTCGAAGAGACTGTTGATCAGCCAGTGTTACAAGAGATTACAGAAGAACCTACTGTAGAAGAAACTGTTGAAAAAGTTGAAGAAGCTGTAGAAGAAGCTGTTCAAGAAGCAGTGGACACTGGAAAACCACTACCTGAAAATATACAAAAGTTAGTTGACTTTATGGATGAAACAGGTGGTGACATACAAGACTACGTTAATTTAAACAGAGATTTATCTAAGATGGATGACTCTGATATATTAGATGAATATTATAGAAATAAAAAATCTCATTTAACAGCAGAAGAACGTAATTTTTTATTAGAAGAGAAGTTTGGTATTGATGAAGAACTTGATGATGAAAAAGCTATACGTAGTAAAAAGATAGCCCTCAAAGAGCAAGTTGCCGAGGCTAGAGCCTATTTAGACGGGCAAAAGTCTAAGTATTATGAAGATATTAAAGCTGGGTCAAAGTTGACCAATGAACAACAAGAAGCTATTAATTTCTATCATAAGTATAACAAAGATCAAGAAAGTCAGAAAAAGTTATCTGAAAAAAGCAAGAGAACATTTTTAAATAAGACTGATAGTTTCTTTGGACAAGATTTCAAAGGTTTTGAATATAGTGTCGGAGATAAAAAATATCGGTACAATGTTAAAGATGTTAATAAAGTAAAGACAACTCAAAGTGACATTAATAATTTTATCAACAAGTTTGTTGGTGATGATAAGTCTACTATAGACGATGCTGCTGGTTATCATAAATCTTTATTTACAGCTATGAACGCAGATGCTATTGCTAATCATTTTTATGAACAAGGTAAAGCAGATGCTATTAAAGGCCAAATTGCTAAAGATAAAAATATTAACCTAGAACCTAGAAAAACACACGGCGAAGTTAACGTTGGGGGCGTTAAGTACAAGGTGTTAGGTCAATCTTCTTCTGAAATTAAAAACAGATCTTTTAAAATTAGAAAGAAAAATTAACTTAAAAAATTATAAATTATGGCAATTACACCCGCTAGTTTGACAGTGCCTGCTCCTATGCAGCAAACACTGTCTACTAACTATTTAGATTTTACTGCCGCTTCAGGTAATAACTGGGCACAGCAGTACCTGCCAGACTTAATGGAAAAAGAAGCTGAGATATTCGGACCAAGAACTATATCAGGTTTTTTAAATCAAGTTGGTGCAGAAGAGTCTATGACTTCAGATCAAGTAGTTTGGTCAGAACAAGGTAGACTACATTTATCTTATAAATGTAAAGTAGAAGACGTAAACACTATATTAGTTCAAGCTGATATTGACGGCGTTACTTCTAACAACTCTGGTATACACACAGGTGTTACTGGTAATGGTCACGGTATTAGAGTTAACGATACTATTATTGTAGCAAACTCAGGAGGAGTTGCTAAGTGTATTGTTAAGTCTGTTTCAAACTCAACATTATTAATTGAGCCTTATGGTGCTACAGCTTTAGCAGCTGGTATAGCAACAAACTCTGATCAAGATACTACTATATTAGTATATGGTTCTGAGTTTGGTAAAGGAACAGGTTACTATGATAACAACGGTTCTAACACAGATCTTAATACTAGAGGAGCTAATGAACCTCAGTTCAAAACTCATACTAACAAACCAATTATAATTAAAGATTATTATGAAGTATCTGGATCAGACGCTTCAAGAATTGGTTGGGTAGAAGTTACATCTGAGCAAGGTCAATCAGGTTACTTGTGGTATTTAAAAGCTGAGGCTGACACAAGAGCTCGTTTCACTGATTATTTAGAAATGGCAATGATTGAAGGTGAAAAGCAATTAACAGCTGGTAGTACAGAAGTTGATGACTTTTTAGGTGGTGCTTCAAATTCAGCTGGTACTGAAGGTTTATTTGCAGCTATTGAAACTAGAGGTAATCTTACGTCTGGTGTCACAGGTGTTAACGCTGCTACTGATTTAGCAGAGTTTGACGCTATATTAGCTGAGTTTGATAAGCAAGGTGCTATTGAAGAGTACATGATGTTTTTAAATAGAGCTAGTAGCTTAGCTATTGACGATATGCTTGCATCAATGAACTCTTACGGAGCTGGAGGTACTTCTTACGGAGTATTCGACAATGACGAAGATATGGCATTAAATTTAGGTTTCTCAGGTTTCCGAAGAGGTTCATACGACTTCTACAAATCAGACTTTAGATACTTAAATGATTTAGCTACAAGAGGTGGTATTAACGCTGCTGCTGGAGCTGAAGCAATCAGAGGAGTATTTATTCCAGCTGGTGTTTCTACTGTATACGATCAGCAATTAGGTAAAAACCTAAAGCGACCGTTTTTTTC